TTCCAAGATCATTAGCCGATTATCTAGAGCAACTCGGATATATTTGGCGGCCAAATTAAATACTAGCCGTCGCTAGTAGTCCGACTCTCAACTGGTTCCCGCCCTCCTCCCAGTTGGGAGTTGGACCCTTTTTATTTTGCGCTGAATAAATCTCTATTACACGAGATGATTGGCATAGAATTTTAACGGAGGTTACGTGGCCACGATTTCAAGCCTTGCAGATCGATTACGGTCTGAAATTGGTGATATACCCAAGTCTTTTGTGTATACCTTTACAGCAGATGGAACTACTAATAGATTTTTAATTCCATACTCTCCTCTTGATGGCGCTAACTTAATAGTAACTAAGAATGGCACCGATATCTCTGCAGATGTAGAGGTTGAAGAAGCAACTGGGTATATTGTATGTGATGACGTCCCTGCTGATGGTGATGATTTTATTGTTGCTGGAAATTACTTTAGGTACTTTACAACCGCAGAAACTCAAACTTATATAAGTACAGCCTTCCTTGAGCATTCAGCCTTCCACACAGATGCCTACGGTCGTAGCGTAAGTCTTCAAAACTTACCAACTCTTGAAGAGTATCCCGTAATTATTTATGCATCAACTCTAGCCTTATATGCATTGGCTAATGATGCTGCTTTTGATATTAACGTCTTTGCTCCAGATGGCGTAACAATCCCAAGATCTGAACGTTATCAACAATTAATGCAGATGATCGAATCTAGAAAACAACAATATAAAGAACTCTGCTCTCAACTTGGTATTGGTATGTTCAAGATTGATGTCTTTAGTTTTCGCAGAATTTCTAAAACTACTAATCACTACGTACCAATCTTTCAGCCACAAGAAATTGATGATCGATCAGCAGCCACTCGTGTTCATCTTCCTACCCCAACCTATGGCAATGTGGAAACTCCAGTATCAATTATTACTCAGGACCTCTTTGTCTATGAGGGAGATGCCTATGAGTTTACTATCGTGCTTGATTTTGAAGTGGATACCTATACCGCAAAAGCAGACATTCTAGGAGTGGGTATTCCTGGAGTTATAACAACTTTTACAATTACATTTCCAATTGTTGGTAGTGCAGACGGAGAAGGCCTTCGTACTTTAAAATTGGCGTTAACTGGAACACAAACCCGTATGTTACCTAGAACATCTTATTATGATGTTCAATTAACAAAAGATGGAGTAACAACAACATATGTTAGAGGAAAAATATTTAAAACTGAAGAGGTAACAGAATGAGTCAGTATGTAAGACCAGGAACTACTGTTCCAATTGTAGTAAATGATGTAATCTTAATAACTACACCCTCTGGTACTCAAGACTTTGGCTCTCAAGATAATCCTTTAGAACCACAGGCTTTAGCATATGAACACACTCAAGGATCAGTCAGTGCTTCTTGGGTAATCCCTCATAATTTAGGGTTTAAACCTAACGTTACAGTTGTAGACTCTGCTGGTACAATCTACGAAGGCGAAATTACATATACTAATTCGAACTCACTTACGGTCTCGTTCTCCCAAGCCTTCTCAGGCAAAGCGTATTTATCTTAAGGAGATAATGTAAATGGCACGTAAGTTTTTAACCCCGATTGATTTAAACAAATTAGAATTACAAAATGCAAGAATACAAAACTTAGCATCTGCGCCAGCATCTCCTGCAGTTGGTCAAGTTTACTTTGACACAGTATTAGGATACCTACGCACATGGAATGGCAGTGCATGGATTAATGCAAGTCAAGGTAGCCAAGGAACTACTGGCGCACAAGGTACTCAAGGTACTCTTGGTGCACAAGGAACACTTGGTACACAAGGAGCAGAAGGTGCTCAAGGCACAGTAGGTTCACAAGGAGCAGAAGGCTCACAAGGCACAGTAGGTTCACAAGGAACTGCTGGTGCTCAAGGTTTAGATGGTTCTAATGGTGCTCAAGGTACTCAAGGAACTTTGGGTGCACAGGGTGCAGTAGGTTCTCAAGGTACTCAAGGAACTTTAGGTTCACAAGGTACTCAAGGCACCGAAGGTGCACAGGGCACACAAGGAACTTTAGGAGCGCAAGGTACTCAAGGCACTGCAGGAGCGCAGGGTCTTGATGGTATTCAAGGTACACAAGGTGCTGAAGGTTCATTTGGTGGTATTACAGTTGAATACAACTATGACGACACTACTACAATGGCAGACCCAGGCGACAACAATGCTCGTCTAAATAATGCTAACTTAACTTTAGTTTCACGTATTGCATTGGATGACAATCCTGCTGATGGTAATTACGATATCTCTAACTTCTTACAGACAATCGATGACTCAACTTCAACTATCAAAGGTCACGTAAAAGTATCTAAGAAATTTGATACATCTGTCTTTGCACTCTACACAATTTCTGGTCTAACAGATTCAGCACCAAACTGGTTTGATATAAATGTTGCTTACGTATCTGGTAACGGAACATTTACTGATGGAGACGCAGTACTCTTTACATTTGCTCGTACAGGTGATGTCGGTGCTCAAGGCACACAAGGTACTGATGGAGCGCAAGGCGTACAAGGCACAGTAGGTTCTCAAGGAACACAGGGAACTCTTGGTGCTCAAGGTACAACTGGTTCTCAAGGCACACAAGGTACTGATGGAACCCAAGGAACTGTTGGTGCTCAAGGTACTGTCGGATCTCAAGGTACTCTTGGTACACAGGGTGCGGTAGGTTCTCAAGGTACTGAAGGTGCCCAAGGCACACAGGGAACCGAAGGAACACAGGGAGTCCAAGGTACAGAAGGAACTCAAGGCACACAAGGCACTGTCGGTGCTCAGGGTACTCAAGGAACTGTAGGTTCACAGGGAACTCAGGGAACATTGGGTGCTCAAGGAACTGAAGGTTCTCAAGGCACACAAGGTACAGACGGTACTCAAGGTACAGAAGGTGCTGATGGATCATTCGGCGGTGTAACTGTCGAGTACCTCTACTACACTGACACATCTGTTTCAGACCCAGGCGATACCGTTGTTAGATTCAATGCTGCACTAGCAACTGCAACTCGCATGTTTATTGATGATGTTGATGCTTCAAACACAAACATCTCAAACTACCTGCAGACAATCGATGATTCAACATCAACAATTAAGGGACACGTAAAGGTCTCCTTAAAGTCTAACCCTGCAGTATTTGCGATGTACGCAATCAACTCAATGATTGATGAAGCCACTTACTTTAACATTAACGTGACCTACCTCAGTGGTGCAGGTGCATTCTCAGAAGCAGACTCTGTACTTGTTACATTTGCTCGTACTGGTGACGTTGGAGCCCAAGGTACTCAAGGTACCGTTGGAGCACAGGGCGTACAAGGTACAGTCGGTAGCCAAGGAACTCAAGGAACACTTGGAGCCCAAGGTACAACTGGTGCTCAAGGTACCCAAGGAACTGATGGTACTCAAGGTACAGTTGGTAGCCAAGGAACTCAAGGTGTTCAAGGAACACTTGGAGCCCAAGGAACTCAAGGAACACTTGGAGCCCAAGGTACAACTGGTGCTCAAGGTACCCAAGGAACTGATGGTACTCAAGGAACTGATGGAGCCCAAGGCACAGTAGGTGCACAGGGAACCGTTGGTGCACAAGGTGCTGTAGGCACCCAAGGAACTCTTGGTGCTCAAGGTGCTCAAGGTACTGATGGAGCACAGGGAACTGAAGGTGCTCAAGGTACTGTCGGATCACAGGGAACTGTTGGTGCACAAGGTACCGTTGGTTCTCAAGGTACATTAGGTTCTCAAGGAACTGAAGGTGCTCAAGGAATTCAAGGCACAGTAGGTGCACAGGGAACCGTTGGTGCACAAGGTACATCTGGTCTTGATGGAGATAAGTACTCCACAACCTCTACAACATCATTTGCATTAGGAACTTCTGGTTCTCAAACAATTACGGTTGCAGATCTAGCAGTTGATTACTCTGTTGGTCAAGACATCACCGTTGCATATGATGTAAGTAATATTCAATACGGTACCGTTTCAAGTTATAACCCTGGAACTGGCGCCCTTGTATTTAATAAAACCAGCAAAGTTGGTACTGGAACATACGCTTCATGGACAGTAAATCTATCTGGTGCTGTCGGTGTTGCTGGTGCTCAAGGAACTACTGGCGCCCAAGGAACAGAGGGTGCTCAAGGTACCTCTGGTCAACTTGGAACCCATGCAGAAACTATTACTCCAGTAAATCCATACACAGCAACAACCTTCACAATTACACACAGTCTTGGAACACGAGATGTGTTAGTAACTGTACAAGACTCTACCTACAACGAAGTAGTTACTGATGTGGTTGCAACAACTACATCTGCTGTAATTATTGGATTTGCAGTGGCTCCACAATCAGGTGAAACATATAGGGTAGTAGTTAAAGCCTAACAAATGAGCAAAAGAGCCCTCGTACCTATTAACGTACTTGCCGTAGGCACAGCGCCTACTGGCAGGTACAACGGTGACCTTTATTACAATACAGAAGAACGTAATTTGTATGTATTTGACGGAGTTGAGTGGCTTGAAATTCTTGCAAATGCTGCTGCTGAAATAGTTGAAGGTGGAGATGAAGTCGGTGGTTCTGACACTGTAACAGGTGTAGCCGATGGCGGAGATGAAGCAGGAGGAAGCGATGTGTATACAAATTCTTATGATGGTGGAGGAGTAATATAATGTCAGTAACAATCAAATTACGTCGTGGTACTGCGGCTCAATGGACTGCTAGTAATCCAACACTTGCTGCTGGTGAAGTAGGAACAGAGACTGACACTGGAAAATTAAAAATTGGTAATGGCTCTACTGCCTGGACCTCGCTTGCATACGGTGGTCTTCAAGGAGTGCAGGGCGTACAAGGAGTGCAAGGCGTCCAAGGTACTCAAGGCGTCCAGGGTGTACAAGGTATACAAGGAACTTTAGGTGCTCAAGGAACTCAAGGTTTTCAGGGAACTGTAGGTTCACAAGGTACTGATGGAACACAGGGAACAGTAGGTTCTCAAGGTACTCAAGGAACTCAAGGAACTGTTGGTGCACAAGGTGCTGTAGGTACCCAAGGAACTCAGGGAACCCAAGGAACTCAGGGAACCCAAGGAACTCAGGGAACCCAAGGAACTCAGGGAACACTAGGTTCTCAAGGTGCTGTAGGTACCCAAGGAACTGAAGGAGCCCAAGGAACTCAGGGAACCCAAGGTACGGCAGGTGCACAGGGTACCCAAGGAACTGTTGGTAGTTTTGGTGGTGCAACTTTTGATTATACTTTCTCTACAAGCACAACAAACTCTGACCCAGGAACTGGAGTTATTCGTTTTAATGCATCTCCAACATCTGCTACTGCAATGTATATTGATGCAAGTAATGATGATTCAACAGATATCTCTTCATTCTTACAAACAATTGATGATTCAACTTCAACAATTAAAGGTCACTTCCGTGTATCTAAAAAATTAGATACAAGTGTATTTAAACTTTACACAATATCATCTATAACAGACAACACTGGTTGGTTTACAGTTGATTGTGCTTATGTATCTGGAAATGGAACTCTTGCAAATTCGGATGATGTATTAATTACATTTGCTCGTACAGGTGACGTTGGTGCACAAGGAACAACGGGTGCACAAGGAACAACGGGTACACAGGGAACTACGGGTACACAGGGAACTACGGGTGCTGGTACTCAAGGTACAGTAGGAGCCCAAGGAACTGTAGGTACTCAAGGTGCTGTAGGTACTCAAGGAACCGCAGGAACTTCTCCATCGGGAACTGCGGCAGTAACAGACGTTTTAATGCTAGGTGGAATGTAACTAAAGTAGTTCTGTACTACCGTTATGTATTTGGCTATACTGCGCTGCTTCTTGTAAAAACTTTATAGGTTTATATATTTGTGGTTTTATCGTAAACGTATTAAACTTTATTTGGTTTTCTTCTTTTTTCATTCTAAAGTTAAAAACATACCAATCTACAGGGCAGTTAATTCCCTTAGATTCAACATCTTTTATTGTTTTTTCTGCACCACGTCTGTTTACGGCGTACCCTGCACATGACCATTGTTGATACGAACGACAAATATAATCTTGATACACATCGTGCTCTGAAGGATTGTAAGCAAATAAAGAATCATCAGGAACAAAAAATGAAAAAAAGTCCCAGATAGGCATAAGTTCATTCATATAAGTGTTAACAATATTTTTAAAGTTTTTACTTATTACTATGTCATCTTCAAAAATAATTAAAATATCGTATTTGGATTCTAAAAACTTTTTATATGCCAAGTAAGTACTTGCCCAAACTCCTATAACTCCAGAGGATGGTGGGAAGGTCTCTCCTGGCTTACAAAAATCGGTGACGGTGTTTATTTTAAACTTTGGTGTTTTATCTATAAACTCCTTTGCCTTCTCTGCTGTATTTAAATATACAGTCTCAGAGCCAAGGCGTGGCAAAAAAGACATAGAATTTAAAATGCCCTCGTAAGATTTGTTTCTTAATTCATTTCCAGTATCAGTATGAAAGATCTCAAAGCAGGCGTTATCTAACACTTCTCAATCCATACCTGATAACCAGACTCAATCATTGTGTACTCGCCCTTACAGAGGTTAAGAACGCAATCCACGCCCCTCTTAGGCTCTCTGTACTCTCCTCCGCCGTAATTCCAGAGGTAGTCATCAAATGCCATCACCCCACCTGATTCCAGGTGCCTAAAGCCATTCAAGCCATCTATAGCGGTCTGTAGGGCTGTGTGGTCTCCATCTATGTATATGAAGTTATATGAACTAGCGCCTCTTAAAAAGAACTCATCGCTGGTCATCTTATGCTTTAGGATTCTTCCATCCTTTGGGAATCTTGAATCGTAGTAAGCCTCTACTGAAACAAAATCCAAAGATTCATGGGCGGCTTCTTCACTGCCTTCCCAAGTATCAACATCATCTAGATATTCAATTTCTCGATTACTAAACAGCCACTGCGTGGCGTCTCCTGTGTAGGTGCCGATCTGCAGTGCACGAAGTGGGACACTTGGTACATGTCTGAAGTACTTTTCTACATCTTTAAACCAGTTAGGAAACATTAGTTAAACAACTTTAAATTATTAAGGCAACTGTTTACATACTCTTGTGACATTTTGTATTCATCTAGTAGATGATGAAATAGCGCTTTGCTCTCATCTCTTCTACCAATCCACCAACTAGCAACAGCCTTCTCAAATAATAAACAGTAGGTTCCGTTGTAATCTACATATCCTGGAAGAGGTTGATTAAAAGAATTTGTTGCAAATAATAGCCCTAACTCTGCGTAGGTGTAGCACTCCTGATACTCCTTGTTGCGTTCTTTAATTCTAGAAAGAATAAAGTAAGCCTCTGGTCTATTGGGTAAATAAGCAATGGCCTGCATTAAATTATTGTAGACAGTGCGATTTCTATCTCCTTGAGTTCCCCAACCTATAACCATTTTTAATAGTGATGTGTAAGTTATAAGTGGATGAGTCTTATACCCGTGCTCAGCGGCTCGTAGATAAAAACCAGCAGCAGATGCGTACTGTTTCTGCTCTTCATAGGCAGTTGCTAAATTAAAATTACTTTCTACATTGGTTGAGTTTTCAGCCAGTTTTAAAGTTAGTTCTTTAATTTCCATAAAACATGGCCTCCGTAATCATTTCATTTACAACCTTCTTAGGCACTTCAAGAACAAAAGCACAGTTATCCTGAATACCAAAACTTAATACTAAATTTTTCTTTATAACTGCGGCCCCTACGCAGAACTCAATAGGAGTATCTAAGAATGCAAATGAGTTTGTAACTCCAATAAAATTAAACTCTTTATCCCACACAACCATACGATGTCTATAGGTTGAATCTTTTTGATTTAAATAATTTTTCCATAACCTAACTTCATGAGTAAGTGCAATGTAATAATCGCCCCAAGCAACGATGTTAGTACCACCACGTTGATCAGGAGAAATCGGTGGAGTTTCTTTTGTCAGTATCTGCTTAGACTGCGACTTATCAGGATCAGCCCAAACAATTTCAGTAGGCATAGCCCACTTAACAAAATGATACGGCATATCAAGGATAGGCATCCAATTCTTTTCACAGTAAGAATTAAAATCAACAGGAGGTGGAATACGAACTCGTTGCACCTCTGTGGCTGTCCAATTAATTTTATCTAATTCAATCTTGGAGTACTCCATGCGACCTTGCCCATTGGGCGTGGTATCACGCCGTACCCCGATCAGGTAGTAGTTGCTATCCCATTGAGTGATGCGACAATCTTCTTCGCCAACAAACTCCCAGATAGGAGGAACATCAAAGCGAGAATAGTCGACCTTAGTAAAATTAATTAAGTTGTAATCTTTATCAAGACGTCCTATGTAGTTAGTAGTAACTAATCTTTGGTCTCCTTCAGGATGAAGGTATGAGAGTGGTCCCCAAGGACTAAAGAAGCGCTGATCTTTTTCTGAGTGATAGAGCGTATAATTTACGTGCCGAATATTTACAAGAATATCCCCATCATTATCAACAAAAATAGATGGGTTCATTAAGCCCATACCAAAGGTATAGGAATGCGGTAAAATTAAAGGCGCTAATTTGCCCCCTTGAGAAACGGATTTTTGCACCAAATTCATGGGAACACTTTAGCCCACGCACAGGAGTAGTATCGACTAATCTATGCTAATCTCTTCGAAGGAGTCATATGGCAACAGCGTATAAAATTTTAGGCCAAGTAGCAACCGCTACTCTTGGGGCAACTACAGAGGGAACTCTCTACACCTCAACAAGCGTAGAGGCAGTGGTTTCATCAATAACTATTTGCAATCAAGCAGCAAGTAGTGCTTCATATAGAATCGCAGTTCAACCTGTGGCAGATGTTGGCTCTGGCGCAACGTCAAAACATTACGTAACTTATGATGCTACAATTGCACCAAATGATACAATTGCTTTGACACTAGGAATTACAATGGCTGCAGGAAGTAGAATACGGGTGTACGGATCCTCTGCTACACTTTCCTTTGCTGCATTTGGAAGCGAGATTTCATAATGGCTATATCAAGTGCAAACGGCGTAGCAAGTAGTGGAGTTACCGCCGACTCTGTAACAACTTTTACTAACAAGACCATAACTTCTCCAACAGTAACTGGAGGAACTTTTACTAATATTATACTTAAGGGTATCGAAGAAGATATAAATGTTGTTGCTTCTGCGGCAACTGGAACTATTAACTTTGATGTAGATACTGCTTCAATTTGGTACTACACCTCAAACGCAACAGCCAACCACACTCTAAACTTTAGATATTCAAGTAGCGTGTCTTTGAATACTGCTCTAGCAGTAGGAGATGCGATTACCCTTGTGTGGCTTAATACCAATGGTGCAACTGCTTACTATCCCAATGTAATTAACATTGACGGAAGCGCAGTAACTCCTAAAGTTCCAGCGGCAATTAGTTCTGGTAACGCATCTGCTATTGATGCTTACTCATTTACAATTATTAAAACAGCATCTGCTACATTTACCGTTCTAGAAACACAAACCAAATTCGCTTAAGGAGAATCAATTATGCCAATTATTGCTTCTCGAGCAGGTGGCTCTGCTGGTGGTTTTGGTGGTTTAAGAACCTTTGGTCCAGGAAATGTTTTGTTTGATTTAAGAGCGCTCATAGTTGGTGGCGGTGGTAGTGGTGGCGCTAACCTTGGTGCTGGTGGCGGTGCTGGTGGTTACAGACTTCTTACTATCGGCGATACAACTACTCCTACAATTACCGTTACAGTTGGCGCTGGCGCTGCGGTTGCTACTTTCCTAGGTGATTCGGGTAATCCTTCAAGTTTAGCAATATCAGGTGGAAGTACTTACTCTTCATCTGCTGGTGGTAGAGGTGGTGGCAATGATTATAATGGTGGCAATGGTGGTTCAGGTGGCGGTGGAGGAAGTACTGCTGGAACTGGAAACACAGGTTCTTACTCGCCATCAGAAGGAAATAGTGGTGGAGTAAAAGGAGGAAGCCTTGGACAAGGCGGTGGCGGTGGCGCTTCCGCTGGCGGTGGAAACGGTTCAGGAACAGGTGGCGCTGGTGGAACAGGTAGCGATAGTGCTTCCGCTTTTGCTTCGGCTACCTCATCAGGTAGTAGTAGTCGTTATGCTGGTGGCGGTGGAGGTTCAGGACATTACAGTCAGCAAGCCCCAGGTTCAGGTGGTTCAGGTGGTGGCGGTAGAGGTGGAGCCGCAGATTATTATGTCGCCAATAGTGGTACAGCAAATACTGGCGGTGGTGGTGGTGGAGGTCCTGCTAGCGGGTATGGTTTAAATGAATACGGTGGCGCTGGTGGTTCAGGCATTGTGATTATTAGATATAATGATACAAGTCCGTCTGCCTCATCAACTACTGGTTCCCCTACTTTGTACACAACAGGTGGATATAAATACTATAAATTTACAGGAGATGGGACTTTAACTTTCTAATGGCTCACTTTGCAAAACTAGATGAAAACAATAATGTACTTGCTGTTCATGTTGTCAATAATGATGTCATTACCGTAAATGGCATTGAGTCAGAACAATCAGGTATTGACTTTCTAACATCACTACACGGACATACACTATGGAAGCAAACTTCCTACAATGGCAATATCCGTAAACAATATGCGGGTATAGGGTACATTTACGATGAAACAAATGATGTATTTATCGCTCCTGAACCCTTTCCATCTTGGACACTAGATAGCAATTTTGATTGGCAACCACCTGTACCTAGACCGCAAGTTACAGAGTTAAAAGAAATATGGCAATGGAGCGAAACAAGCCAAAATTGGATTAACTTAAACCTAGAATAAATTTTGTTTTTTACTCAATATAGGGTATGGTTTTTTTATGAAAACTGTTTTTTGGAGTCATTTTTGTTTACCTAGTTTTTTACCTAAAATGAAACTTTTAAGTGGTTCACCTAAAAAGTTATCTACTGAAATAAAAAAAGATATGATTATTTCAAATAGAAATTTAGCGCTTTGTCCTGCATCAAATGAATTGTTTAATAATACTTACTATTTAACATTCAACCAAGACCTTGATGAAGATTTTGATGAAAATGGGTATCCTCAACAAAATAAAAAACAATTATTTTTACAGCGTGAAAAACAATTTCAAAACCGTATTTCTGTTGAACTTGATTTTGCTTGGATATTTTATTCAAGTGAACCTTTAATGTTAGAAGTTTTCCCTCCTTTTTGTCATCAAACAACACTACAAAATTTTGGGTGTATAGCAAGCGGAAGATATGACATAGGAAAATGGTTTAGACCTATAAATTTATCATTTTTTTTATGGGAAGGAATAAATAAATTTAAGGCTAAAGAAGGAGAACCTATTTGTTATATTCGTTTTATTTCAGAGACACCAATTAAATTACAAGAATTTTATATCAACCAAAGATTATTAGAAATTGGGCAAAATTCAACAAATCACCCAAATTTTTACAAAAAAAATATACCTTTATTGAAAAGATATGAAAAATTCAAAGAAAGTAATATGAAACATTTAATAGAAAAAGAGATAAATAACAATTTAGGAGAACTTAATGAAAATTAAAAATAAAAATAAAATTATATTTCAAGCCGTAGATGAATACACTAAAGAAGTTGTTTTACCACCAACTCCAGCCAAAGATTTTATTCCTGATTGGTGGAAAAAAATGCAACCTTATACTGCAAAAAAATTATTAACAGATAATAGAAATGAATTTTATTATCCACATGTTTCAGCAAAAAAATGTTTTCCTTTAGTAGATGCAATGACATCAGGTTACATTTTACCATTATGGGCTGATGTTGAAGTAAGCAATGTTTCTAGCGGTAAAAAAGTTACTTGGCTTACTGATAAACCTATTTTTGATACTTGGTCAAATGAGGTCACGCAAGGTATCGAGTACCCTGAAGGTTATGACCCTGAAGTTTTCAAACTAAAAAATTATTATGTAATAAAAACTCCTAATAATTATTCTTGTTTAATTACCCACCCACTTGGTTTTAATGATTTACCGTTCAAAATAATAAGTGGCGTGGCAGATACAGATAAATTAAAAACTATTATTAACCCTACTTTATGGTGGAAAAAAGACTTTGAAGGAATTGTAAAAAAAGGAACACCAATGGCTCAAATAATTCCATTTCGAAGGGAGAATTGGGAAAGTCAAATAGATTTGATGGCTCCAAATAAAAATTATTTTAATGAACAAAAATTTATCAGAACGGTATCTGAAGGTGCTTATGGTCTATTTCAAAGACAAAAAAAGAATTATACTTAAAAATAGGCGAAATAAGGCAGGGCTAATTAAAGGGTATACTAATACCGCCTGAAAGGAGTAAATCATGGCAGGTACAACAACTAAGGGGTTTGTTTATTAGTTCTTTTAGTGAATAGTACTTTTTTATTTCTTTAATAAGGGATAATCCATATTATGCGTGGTTCTAAAGTCCAAGGACGATTTAAAATAGGGTTTGAAACTCTCTCTATGGATGAGGGCATGGTTGATGAACTCCGTGATCCTGTTGGAACTATTGTTAATTGGTGGACTTGGGATGATGCGGCCCTTGCTGCAGATTATGGAAACTACGTAGATCCAATTTACGATGTATCAAATCAAGATCCTGCTAAAGGTCGTAGATGGAATGAGCCTTTTGATCTGCCCGTAATTTTGGCGCAATTAATGCGTGGTACAAACATAATGAATGAACGAGGATTCTACGTAGTAGATACCTTGCGTCTTGTTGTATCTGTAGCAGATATAAATAGATTACTTCCTGCAATGATCACAGACCCAAACCAGCACATCAAGGACCGTGTCGTATTCCAGAATGAAGTATTTATTCCTACCAGAGTCTTACCTCGTGGAAGATACGCCGAACGTTACTCAGTAGTAACTATTGACTGTAACCTAGTAAGCCAGGAGGAGTTAGTCAACGATCCTCAGTTCCAAACCTACGCAAATTAATCGTGGGAAATTTTGAGGAGTTATTAGACCCATCCCTCTTTGAATTTGATAGAGTAGAATTAGGTGACCAAGTAGAAGAGGATGATGATGACAACTAAAAAGGCTAAGGGTAAAGTTGAAAAGGTTATGAAGGAATATAAAGAAGGCAAACTTCATAGCGGTAAGAAGGGTCCTGGTAAAGGCCCAGTTGTTAAATCAAAGAAGCAAGCAGTTGCGATAGCCCTGAGCGAAGCGGGAATGTCAAAGAAGAAAAAGAGTAAGTAATGGCAAGACGGCGCAGGAACATCGGAGCACGGGCTGGTAAGCAGCCTCAAAAGAATATTCAAACAAATGTCACTGAGAGTAAGTACGAATCTGGTGGCGCAAGATTAAAGCGAAAGAAGGGCGGCATAGTGAGAAAACCTAAAGCCCCAATCCGATACAAGCATAAGAAGTCGGTGGCATGATGGCAGATAAGAAGAAGCCAGAGAAGCCAGTAACACTGGGCATTGGAGTTCCTGGAAAGAAGGCCAAGGTAACCCACAAAGTTTCTAAGAATAAGAAGGGTGATGTTGTTGTAGAACACACCAATACCAACCAAGGCAAGTGGGATAAAATAAATCTTACAAAAATGGGCGGATCAAAGACTGTTAAGCAAGGTGTCAAGGCGGTAAAGAGTTGGCACAAGAGCAATCCTCATAGAAGTCAGGGAAGATAATGGCAAAAGCATTCTGGAATACCAAAGATCCTTCAGACAAGGATAAAAAATTAACATCATCTCAAAAGTCTGCGGCTAAGGCTAGAGCCAAAGCAGCAGGACGTCCTTATCCAAATTTAGTCGATAATGCCGCAATGGCAAAGAAGGCTAAAGCCAACAAGAAGAAAGGTAAATAACCATGTGTAGCACATGCGGCTGTATGAAGCCAAAAGACAAGCACGGCATGAAGACTCTGGCTGCTGCTAATAAGAAGTATGACAAGAAGAAGATTGATAAGAAGAAGGACAAGAAATAATGGCTCTCTCATGTAAGACGAAGAACTGCAAGTGCAAGTGTTCCACTTGCCAGAAAGGTAAATAATGAAGAAGTCACTAACCCCTAAGCAGAAGAAGATTGCAGGAGCAGCAAAGCCTGTAGAAAAAATTACTGGCGCAGATTTTAAAGCGCTTAAAAAGAAGAAGAAGAAAGTAATTTAAAGTTAGGCCCCTAACACAGGGGCCTTTCTTATATCCTTGCTTTATCAGAACACCGCTGCGGTGCCTGACTACAGTTCCCACTGGTTGCGATAAAGGGGTTATTTATTATGGCTTATAAGCCTTGGTACGAACAAGTTGCTGAGATGAACAATCAGCAAGAACGTGAAGAGTTTATTCGGGGTGTGTTTGGATTCCGCCCTCAAGAAAAACGTCCCGCTATCGCATCCCTCATTGCAGGTACAACCGCAGCCTATCTTGCTGGCGCAGTCTACTTAGCAACGAAGGCGAAGAAAAAGAAGTGACCTATTTAAAAAAAGCCAAAGAATCTTTAACTAGAGCCAGTATGGAGACTACTCGTTTTATGGGCGCTCATTTACGGTCAGAGGCTAGAGCATCAGGCTGGCCAGATAATATTGTTAGAAGCCTTCATGTTCGTCACTCTGATGGCGCTTTTACTATTCATGGCAACCCAGATCACAAGGCAGAGATTTTAAACCTTGAGTATGGAACTCCAGATAGAAACCCAACCGCTGCGATGCGTCGCTTTAATAACCGTCAGCATGAGGCTGAGAAGTTCTTGATGGCTCGTACTATGCGCCACATGGATGGCTACCTATGACATTCTTATTAGATGAAGATGAAGCACTTCGTAATCTTTTAAAGGAGATGACAGTAACAGATCAGAAGGCTTCTTCTGCTACCGTTAAAACAATTACTAACAAAGCATTGCTATCTAACGTAGTTACAATTACAACCTCAGCACCGCATGAGTTTGAGGTGGGAGATACTGTAACTATTGCTGGAGCATCTACTCCGTTTAATGGCACATACAACATTACTTTAATACCAAGTGATACTACTTTTAAATATGCAAAGACCAATGCCAACATTGCTAGCGTTGCATCGGGTGGAACTGCCACGCCAGGAACTACCCGAAAGGTAGGCGTATGGTTTGGACAACCTGATCAAGAAATTAGAGCACAGTCTTATCCATACATTACTATTGATATGATTGATATTGCCGAAGATTTTTCTCGTGCCATGAGAGGCAAGGTAAAGCCAGCGTACTTAACTAATCCATCTATTATTGGAGAAAGTACTGCTTTTGATGCTGATGAACATGATTGGGAAATTAACTATCCAATACCTGTAAACATTGATTATCAAGTTACTTCTTACTCTCGTCAACCACGTCATGACCGCCAAATTTTGGCGCAATTACTTTACTCAAAACTTCCCTTGAGGTTTGCTGTCCTAGATACAGGACCAAACACTGTGTTCGGCACTACTCGCCGCTTAGATGTTCTGGATATCTCTAAGAGAGACATTACAGAGCAAGGACGAAGATTATTCGTAAATGCAATAACAGTTCGTGTCTCAAGTGAGATTGCGGCTGAAACATATAAACAGATGTACAAAGTGTTGCAAATTAACGTCACAGGTACTGGTGGTAGTCAGATCATAGATCGATCTACCTTCACTACCATCGATTCGTACACTCAATCGGCACCATAAGGTCCCTTCCCCAAACTAGTTAGGAGAAAAAATGGCTTATAGCCGCCCAGGTGTTTACATCAGTGAACGCCTATTACCACCAGTGCTCCCAAGTGGAGTTACTGCAAATGCTGCTGGCGCAGTTGTTGCACCTTTTGCACAAGGCCCAGAAACAGTAACGCTTGTTAACTCTTGGTATGAATTTACTAAGTACTTTGGAGGCTACAACGCTTCCTATCCAGCCACCTTCCAAATTGGCGCTTTCTTTTCTAATGGTGGACGTGAACTGTATGTTCAACGTCTACTTGCTGCTAACGCTGTTGCAGCCTCTAGAAACTTAACAGATGGTGGCGGAGCAACTGCTGCAACTGTTACATCTAAGAATGCTGGAACAGATGGAAACAATCTTCGTGTTGTTCTTACTGCAGGTTCTGTAGCAAGCACTTACACCTTAACTCTTTACAAAGAGTCAGGTGTTGCTAATGACATTAACGATGATATTTTATTAGAGCGATATGAAAATATTGTTTTTGATGATTCAACATCAAGTGACTACGCACCAACTGTAATCAACATCATCTCTCCAAACATTTCAGTATCTGTTGCTGGTGGATATGCGGGTGCATCAATTTCTTTAGCAACCTATCCACTAACAAGTGGTTCAAATGGAACTGCTACCGCTTCAACTGATTACACCAACTATAAGGCTGGTGGATCTTCGGTGTTTGAGAGATACACATCTCTTGATCGTCCATTAGTACTCTTCCTACCTGTAGCAAATGCATTAGCATCTGGAACTGTAGCGGTATTTGATGCTGCAACATCTTGGGCAGAAGATAACAATGGCTTTGTTGTAATTGGAACTGACCCAGATTTAACAGTAGCAAATGCTGTTTCTTTTGCTGGATCTCTTACTGATACAAGTAACGCTGCTGTATACTTTCCAAACATCTACATCTCTGATCCACTAGGACGTAGTTCTGGAGCACTTCGTAAAATTGAACCTACAGGTTCGGTAGTAGGTCTTTACCTATCAACCGATGCAAGCCGTGGTGTATTTAAAGCACCTGCTGGAATTTCAACTCCAGTATTAGGAATTGTTTCTGTAGAAAGATCTTTTACATCTACAGAGTTAGACACAATGAATGCAAGCACATCTCCAGTAAATCCAATTCGCCAAATTCCTGGTGCTGGACTTTCTGTAATGGGTGCTCGTACATTAAAGCAAGATGGAACTGCAAACAAGTATGTAAACATGCGACGTTCTTTAATTTATATTCGCAAGAATCTAAAGAACTTAACAGAGTTTGCACTATTTGAAAACAATGACGAAAGATTGTGGGCCCGTATTAATACTAATATCGGTTCCTTCTTAAGTGAGTACCGCA